GAGGTAGCGTGTACGCAGTGCCAAACAAACCACCAGCAGGAGGTAAGTGATGATCAGTGAACCCCTTGTTCTCGACCTGAGCCATTGGGAAACGGTTGATAGTTGGGAGGAAGTGAAGAACTCAGGGATTGTGGGGATTATCTACAAAGCCACCGAAGGCTCGTCTTACACCGATGACACGTACGAGGAGGCAAAGGACGGAGCGGAATCAGCTGGCCTCCTGTGGGGAGCGTACCACTTCCTCCGTCCTGGCGACATGCTACAGCAGGCTCGATTCTTTGTTGATGTTGTCGGCACTGGGTTGGATCTTTACTGTGCTGACCATGAAGACTACGGAGTCTCGATTGAAGAACTTAAGGAATTCATGCTCGAGGTCCTCCGCATGACTGGCAAACACTGCATCCTCTACTCTGGTCATGTGCTCAAGGAGCAAATTGGCAACAGCACGGATGAAGTCCTTGGGAAATTCAGGCTTTGGATTGCCCACTACACAGGCAATAGCCAGCCAGATTGGCCAAAGCAGATATGGCCGCAGTGGTGGCTCTGGCAATACAGCGAGACTGGGAAGGCTCCTGGGATCAGTGATGAAACGGACCTTAATCGGTATAGTGGCGCAGGGCCAAGCCAGCTCACTCATGAATGGTCTCGGTCGATGCAAGACTAGCCTCCCTTCCAAGTCCAGCGAACTTCTTGGGTAACCCTATCATACCCCATACGATGGATGAGTTTTGCATCTTCCATATGAGCGAGGTAATGTGGGAATGTGAGCAACGACACACGTTGGAGAAGGAAGTTCTTCAGCTTCGAATCTGTAACTCCCTTCTCCCCTGTAATGTCCCATTGTTTCATTGCAAATATAACCTCATCCATCATCTTTGAGTCAACAGATTTCGGACCTTCTTGGAATACTTTTGGCATTTCGTGCTCGACTTCAATGAGCCAGGATAACGCTCGATTAAAATCGTCAACAGTAATGACGAGGGCGTTTCCTCGGTCAATAGCCGACACCATCGACAGCTTGAGCAGGTGTGGATATCGTCGGCCCAGATAATGCTCCAGCCTTTTGTGCGTCGGAACAGGCGGCTCTCCAGCGTTGATCCAGGCTTCGAAGGCCTTGTAAGCCGTTTCATCGACATGGAATTCTCCGTTCAGAGTGTTGATGATTTTCAAATCATGGATAAGATCGTGTGGCTGGCGGAGGTCGACGGCGTTGAATCTCACTCGCTTCTTCGGAACCTCCCCTGAGTAAACGAGGATGATTCTGCTTGTAAAGCCTTGGCTCCAAGCTTCTTCTGGAACGAAGTCAAATAAGTGGCTAGGAGTTGTTCCGCCCAAGATAGAAAGTTGGGGTCGTTTAATCTCTCTGCGAAGATCTCCTGTTCTCTTTTGTTCCTTATATGGATGCACAACGTCATAGAAAGTTGTGAGTCGAGCGATGAGTTCGAGATCGTAAGATGGGAGGAGGACTTGAAGGTCATCTGGCATCACCGTCATTGTGTGGTAGACCTTGGCGTGGGGAGTGCCGATCCACTGAACATCGTTGCGTTCTGATTCCATCAAGGCGTCGACGAGGGAGGCTCCGGTAACGGAGGTTGGAGCGAAGTGGAATTTCTCCAAGCTTTCAAGGAGTGTTCTTGCTATCCCAATCGTCTGTGACTTCCCTGCAGCAGGAGGGCCGACGAGGATTGTGTAGAGGTTTGGGTACAGGGTTCCAGGAGATTGTATCCAAATCTTCTGCTCCAAGCAAGCAGCGAGGGTGGTGATCGCAGACCAACGGCGGTATAACTCACAGCTCTCCGTTTCATCGGATGCATACTCTACGAACCGGTCGATCCAAGATGCTAACCTGCGGCGTTCGCTTCCGTTTGTCCCCACCCCTGTACGTCTTGAGGCCGTCCGGATTGGTTTCAGCATGATAAATACCCCAATTCCAACCAGTTTTGACTCCGTATGGAATGACAAATTCCCTTCGGCCTTTAAGCTGAATGGGGTAGCGTAGCTGGTCTAGGACCAGCGGGACTATTTCATCTTCAGCCTCCTGTGGATATTGGAAAAGGATTGCGTCGTGGATTTGCATCAGAAGTTGACATTGGTTAGCTTCCCACACCTTGAGCATCCCACGGTTAAGGATATCGGCGAGTGAACCCTGAGGATCGAAAGCAATCGCTTCTCGCAACACTGCGGGATCGTCACGGCGACCCCAGAAGCAACGCTTGCGTCCCGTGAGGGAGATGAGGTACCCACTTCTTCGGATCTGGTCTTCGACGTGTTCGTGCCATCGCTGATGGGCAGGGAAGGCGGAGAAGTACTTGGACTGGAAATCTTCAATGAGATCCTGCTCGACATGAGCTTGGATTCCAAGAGTTCTAGGTTTGCCTCCGTAATTAGACCCGTGGCCAATTTTCTTGCACATGAAACGTCGGTCGTAATGTCGATAGTAAGGTTCTTCAGCCAGTTCTCGATCGCGTTCAGCATCATTTGTCCATCCCAAGTTTGGCCAAACGAGCTTCGCGACGTTAGTGTGTAGGTCACCCCTCTCACACGCATTGAGATAAGTTCCATCTCCAAAGAGATTCCACTCGATTGCTCCGACACAGCGTGACTCCCCTTGTTGTGCATCTGCATATGCCATTTTCATCCCTGGATCGGCGATAAAAATTGACCGAAGGGCCTCTTCGATATTCTGAAGGTTAGTCCCGGTTCCAAATTCACTAAAGGACGAGGACAATCTTCCAGTAGTCGTTCCTCCGATGTTGTAGGAAGTTCGCATTCGACCGTCAGGGTCAATTTCAGTCTTGAGAACTGATATCTTCTTGCCAAGGTCACGCAGACATTTAATATGGAAGCAAATCGCCATAGCGATTGGGTAGACTTCCATCTTTTCAAGAGCGTCCCTGTTAACAGTCGGCCTTCCGAGGCGTCGTATAGGGGGAATTCCAAGACGATCATAGAAGAGCTCCATTAGTTGGGTGGGTGAACGCCAGTTGAATCCAAACATCCCGCAGGATCCACGAACAATTTCCTCTAAGGATTCCTCGAAGGCTTCGAGTTTTTCGTGGTATTCTTCGACGACTTCAGCCCTTCGTATGGCATCGACCAGAACTCCCCGTAGCCGCATTTCGAGCACTGGTCCCTGTAGACTACGACTGAAGTTGTATGTCCCTCCTGTGTGATTATCAAGCTGTGGGAGAAGCACTGAAAGCACTTCAGAGGTAACCGTACAGTCGAGGCCATTGTAAATTTGACTCCTCTCAAAGGGGGTTAAGGTTTTGAAGTCGGTGGTGGAGGTGTTGATGATTTTCATTTAGTCGTCCCGCTTGATCGTATCATGATCTGTTCTCATATGTTTCCAAGCCCCCTCATCAGTATACAGTGATCCGAGAAACCCCAGTCCCTTCAACGACTCAGGCTGCAACGCATGATGCAACAGCATCGTATCGTGCTCAGCGTTAGCTACTCTGATTCCTGCTGCCCTGTAGAGGAACGCAATATCGTAGAGGCCGTTTTGGAATAACTTTCTGCTGCTTCCTTCAAGGATATCTCGGATAAAATCCCAAGCTTTTTCTTCAGCATCTCGAGATCCCCAGTAATTTTTATCCTTTCTTCGAGTGTCAAGGAATGGAATAGTAAGCGCCACACTTGCTGATGGTGCGAATCCAATACAGGTAATTTGGTGGCCAGCAGTCTCAATGTCAACAGAGAGCACTTCGCAGTTGACAAGGTAAAGTCTACTGAATGCATGAAGATCCTCCAAGGTTGGTTCGATCCAGATCTCACGTTTCGGCCGACGAAGGTCAGGGAATTTCGACTCTCGAAGAGCTTTGGCTAAGTCGAGAACGACGACTGGTCGAAGTTCCCATTGACGAAGGACCGCAGCAGGGTGATATGTGGGCAATACCTTAAATCCGCTAACTGTGTGAGTTGAGATATCAGTCGTTCCCCTGAATTTTGAGATAGCAGTTTTGCCAAACATGGCCCACATAGCCGTATTTCCGAGTGCAATGATAATGTTTGGATTACATTCGAGTATCTCGTCTCCCAATCGGAGAAGTTCTGGCTCGAATTCAGATCGGATGTACTTTCCGGATCCAATTGCAGGATACCCTGGAATGGCATTTGACTTCGCTCCACAGAGGGCTTCGATTTTGTTCCACTTAGGCCGAAGGTTGAAGACGTTCGTGAGGAAGCACTCGGCTCGTCGAATTCCTGCTTCCGCAAGCATCTTCGTAAGGTGGTAGCCAGACGCTCCAACAAATGGGGCACGTTGCTTCTCCTCTTCAGCTCCCCAAGCTTCGCCAAGGATGAGGATGTTCATGATACCTCCGGTAGGAAGGGGAGCATTTGCGCTCCCCCTTGACGAAGTTAGTTGGTAACTGGTGCAGTGTACTTCACGTTAGCGTAGGTACTCTCCCCATCATCGGAGAGAACGTGTTTGACGTTAATCACAACCTCCTTCCCAACACACTCTTCGATCATATCATCCCGACTCGGGCCCTTCCGCAGCACTCCAACGTCACTGAGGAACTTGTCCAGGCGACTGATTGCATCAGGAGTTGTGTAGAAGGTGATCCGTGGGCTGGTCGTTCCGCGAAGCTTCTTCGGCTCTCCGCCTTCACGCTTCGACCATTCCTTCAGCTCGCCTTCATCTACATCATCGAAGGCTTCGAGAATCTCCCCATTAAAAGTGACGTACGGAGTTCCCTTCTTCGTCGACTCATCCCTGATAGGCTGGCCCACGATCTTGACAAGGTAGGAACCAACAGGTAGGGGCTTTGGACGTTCCACAACTCCCGAATGGGGAGCATTCATAAGGGTATCCGCGAGACTGAGTTGAGGTTTTGCCATTTTACATTCTCCTGAGTTTTGGTTTCATGATTTGAGGTTTGGGTCTGAGAGTTTCAAAAATCTTCGCAAGTCCGTCTTCAACATCAAGTTGTTTCTCCATCTCAAAGGGTTTCGGATTGGCTAAGTCAAAGACCGTTGATGAGACTGTTTCTATTACACGTTTCCCTCCTGCTTTGGTTGTGTATCGGACGACGGTGTTGAAGTAACGTGGAATCGCAGGGCTCAAAGCTGATCCGACGGCGACAGGATACCCTTTGATCTGGCCTTCGATATCCATGTACTTCACATGACTGATCACGATCACGTTGGTTCTGAAGGATTCTCCAGTGACGTAAGCGAGGACATGCTCGACAGCATCCTGTGCGCTTTTGTAAACAGCTCGTATATCATGCTTACCTGATTTCGTTTCTCCGCTGAGGGCTTCATGGAAGTCGAAGGCTGCATCAGACATGAAGGTAAGGGAGTCGAGGACGAGAATGCAATCAGGTCCCCAGTCCGCAGGTCTTCCCAAATCAACGTCGTCGTACTTCCAGTTGTCCAGCATCTTAGCAGCGGTGATGAATGCCCTTGGCTTCCCTGAAACCTTGGGTCCTTCGGAAGTTGATACCCTGTCATCTCTGAGTGTCCTGTATTCGACGTTGTTGATTTTGTCTGGGCATTCTCGGAGGACGAACTGTTTGAGAACGTCCAGTCCGTTATCAAAGTCCAAGATTCGGAGGCGATACCCCGCTGATACAAGCGAAGCCAGCGAGCCAGTTTTGCCGCTTTTTGAATCCCCCTCGATGAGCATCTTTGTTTGTTCATTGGATTGATGTTGGGCTAGGTTCGGCATTGGCGATTACCTCTGTGTAGAATGTGAGAAGGTCACCCTCCTTAACATCCGCATGGGGGCCAGTGATCTTGATGACAACTCTGTTGGGAAGTTCCACCCACCAGTCTAGTACCCTCCCATGTTGTTCAACTTTGATAACTGGGAACTTTCCAACTACGACTTTGAACCTCATCTTGGCTTCAAGTGAGTCCATTTTACCAACTCCTTATCTTGTCTTCAACGGATTCCAAGGTTCACCTCTTACAAAATCTGACTTGAGGAACTTTTCACGAACTGAGGGAGACTTCGAGCAAATCTGCCGAAACTTACAACCTCCGTACTTATCACAGGCAGTGTCATTCATCGGCCAGCTTTCAGAGGTAGCGCAACCCTTCATAACGTTAGTCCAATGCCGAAGGTCTTTGAGCCATTCCTCATTCTGATCCGCGGTACGATACGTGATACCACGGGAGAATTCGGAGAAATCCTCCTTGACCTGAGCTACGTCGATGATGACACCTTTGATCGGAGTCCCGATTACAATCTGCCCCGCGATGGAGTAGAGGGACATTTGGTTATCAGGTTGGTACTGATCGAAGTAATACGCACTCGGCACGCTGTAGGTGGTTTTGTGATCCATCACGAATGGGTCACCATTGAACTCCACAACACGATCAAGGTGCCCACAGAGAAGGTAGGGCTGATCCGCGATGCTCCAGTCGAGTTCGAACTTGAACGACAGCTCACAAGCTGGCTTTCCATTCGACAGAATCACCGTCTTTGCTGGGTCTGTTTCCTTTGGATACTTATCCAAGTACCAAACAACCGTTCGAAGAAGCGAATCGAACGATTTAGCTCGCTCTGATTTCGAGCCTTCGGATGTATCCGGATAGTCCTTTGCGTAATCCTCAAGCCCCAGGACGACTTGATAAACCGCGTCGTTATGATCCCCACCTTCCTGGCGGACGAGATCGTAGTTGTGAAGGGCTTCATGGTAGAGTTTTCCGAAGGTTAAATGAACTGACTCCTTCTTCGGTTGCCAACCTTCGATCATGGTGTAATAGTAAAGTCGTGGACACCGTTTGAAGTACCCAATCGAGGTTGAATCAAGTGCATATTGGATCTCAGTTCCAGGAAAGAAGGGGCTAGGTGCCCCCTCTAACTCCGTTGTTTGGGTGTTAACCACCAAATATCCTCCTCATTGCATACGATGCTTCCTCAAGTGGGCTCACGTGTCGAACGACAACATGAACAGGAGGAGCAGGACGATGGACGATAACAATCCGAGTAGGACGTGGGAGGGGAAGGGGGACTGCTCGACCACGTTCCGTCGGTGGCCAAGGAATCCTCCGGACGGCAAGGTGGCTTTGAAACGCACGTTGGAAATCCACGAATTGCAACGGAGAGTTGGGGAAGATCTGTCGATACGACATATAGTAGTTATGCCCGTTGCATCTCGGATCCACTCCACACCAAGTCTGCCATGTATCTCCTTTCGCTTGATCTGAATCAGTGTCAGTCTTCTCATGGGACGCGATAGCGATTCCAATTGCCGCAACAATTGCTATGCTCGAGAGCAGACAAATCCTCATCATCGTCATTTCCTCTGGCTAAGATTGAAGGTTTTACGCTCTACGAATTAGCTTTGGCTTAGGTGGTAGGGAGTCTCGAAAGGTCTTCAGAACTTCAGCTTTCTGTTCGTCATCATCGTTCTTTGGTTTCTTTCCTCCTTTGTACAACATCCGTTGGCGTCGGATATCCTCGATATAAAGCTTCCTCTCCTTTGGAGTTGGAACGTCCCCCTCTCGAAGGCGTTTCAACGCTTCATTCACAGCATTCATCACGCCCTCCTCATTTTGATTCAAGCTCGCTTAGATTTTCAATCCTCTCTACATCAATGGACAATGGCTCGATGTAGACCCACCATCCATCCTCCGTATCTTGCCTGATCCGGACCACATACGAATCGTAGGATGAACGTCCA